AATTAAGTTTTTTTTTTTTACCCGATAATGAACATTGGACGTACTCCACGTTCTAAGTCCGCTGTTGCTATGCCAATTGTACCACCCAAATTAACTAGTGAAAATTTATTACTAGAGCAAATGTTCCTTAGCCAATATGAGCCACTATCCGGACTAACGGTTGTTTGGTCAAAAGCAAAAAGAGGAAATTGTGTTGTGTCATTTGTGTAGGCATGGCACCCACGCTGAATGCTACCTTCACAAATGAACGAACCAAATAAATGAATTTCTGACATTAACTCAACAGTACTATCATACCAGCCTGCTCCATTCGCCTTACCATCAGAATCAATTGAATTTATTAAATAGGCTTTGCGTGAGAGAACAAGATTTTCAAACGCTTCGCCTATAATTTCTTTTGCTTGGTTCAATCCTTCAGTACGCATTTTTGAGTTTGCATAGCCACCTGATGTAGTATCAGTATCGTTAAACACATGATTATACAAAGGTGTATCAGTTACCAAAACAACATGGTTCTTTTTGAAACGTACAATCTGCGACTTGTTATAATAATAATTAAAAGCTGCTATGCGGTAATTTACACCATTTATTGTCCAATAATCTCCAACAAACAAATCCCTAAACGTTCCATCTTTGATTGCCTGCTTTTGTGCTTCTGTTACGTGGTCACCGAGATATTGTCCTCTGTATACTGAATTGTGATAGCCTGCTCCATCGTATTGAGTATTGCCTTTATTAAGAATACACAATAACAATTTTTCTTCTCTCGTTTTCGGTGTAGGAAGATCGGAAGTATCTCCTGTTGCAATTGCGTATAGCAATGCCTCTACTCTGTCATTAGGTATCGGTAATTGATCCATATAAAAAATCCTCCTTTGTTTTATTTTAAGGCTATGCCTTAATTATATATTCAGGATCTAAGGCGATCCAACCAGGGAGCCCATGTCTGTGGTAATATTTCAATAATCCCCATTTACTTGCTCCCGGCCCATTTGCTTCTTGTACGATAGTAAAGATACCTTTTCCTGTGAATCTTGGAAGACCGTTATCCTTATAATAATCGTATGTTGTTCCAGGGCCCTTTCTAATGCGGAGGTCATCTATTTTCACTCCTACATCATATGGTACGTAAGAAGTACTTATAGGTGGATATATCTGATTGAAATCAGGATCCAATACGATATATCCTGTATTTTGTTTGCACAAGTCGATAGCATTCTCTTTGTTCTTAAATGCTCCAATTTGTGTCTTAGGATCCTCAGATGGTTTTCTGACGCGATAATATCCAGTGCCCTTAGTTGATTCTTTTTGTTCTTCGGTAGCTTTGAAGGACACATAATCAGGGATTGTTGTGATGAATAAACCAGATTTAAGTTTGTACCACTTTTCATCTTCACTTATTCCTACCACTGTAAATACACCACTGTGAATAACTATATTCACATTATCACCAAAGGAAGGGGATGTTCTGACATTTATGCCATCATCTCCTTTGTAGGTGATAGTGAGCGTACCATGTAGTGGTTTTACTGCTTGTTTGGAAGTATCAGTTTCGGCCACACTACCCCCAAAGTTAACTTTGCCGCCGTTCATTGCATTGTAGACATCAATACGGAATTGATTCATTGTTAATCCGAATTTATTCCAAAGATGTTCGACATCGCCATGATTACTTGCAACACCCTTTTTATATCCTTCACTATGGCTCATAAGACAATTAGAATCTCTCGGATCAAAGCCGTATGTATTTGCCAAATGTGCGAAGAATTCTACAGCGTGTTTGTATGTTGCTAACACATGTGCTTTTGTGTTGGATCCATTTGCCAGTTCAATCCAGTTAGAACCTCCTACATATTTAATAGTATCAGGTTCTGTCATTTCAAGACTGACTAATGTGTGATTGGCAGTTCCGCCAGCATGCCACCCCTTCAATTCAAAGGGAAGGCATTGTAATACTACCCCATCCTTTCCTACAACGGCATGGGCACAGGCTTCTACGTTGGGCCTATTCCAGTTATTACGGAATACTGTTGCGTTGGATTGTGGGCATCCTACACTGTGTAACATCCCTCCCTTGACTTGAAAATGTAACCCTGCATTAAAGCAATCATTCTTTGTACATAACGCTTGCTTAATTTGTATTGTCATCTAAATACCTCCTCTGTGACAATATCTGTATCTTAATTTCATAAAGCTATCTTTTGCAGCTATTTTGTCTCCTGCTAAAATATATGTTATATTTCTTGCAGGAGACAAGTTATTTTATACATCTCCTTGCGGAGCAATTACTAATACTTTAGTATTCAATGAATAATAACGTTCCCCATCTAATTCATAATATCTACGTGGTATTAAATTAGCAGAAGATACAACCTTGCAGTGTCTCAGAATATATCCTGAGGCAGTAGCACTACCCGAACTTTCTACTACATGTATACGTGCCGTAAATACTGGGCAATTTACTCCTTCATCTGGCACAATGGACAGATAATATTTGGGATAACTTAAATAATATGTAGTTTGTAAGGTATCTGCATAATCTCCATTTGATCCGTAGCTCTTTCTTTTGGGTTCAACATCCTGGATGTTTTCAGCTTCGAGGAACCAGAAATTATACGTATCAGGTGAAGCATTATAACCTGCAATGCCTATTGCCAAAAAGTTTTCATCGTCGATAGTAGCTACGCGAACATTGAAAGACTGTTCAAGATCCCCTATTGCTCTAAGTACTCGTACATATGTGGCTCTTAAGTATCCGCGGGCAGAATATGTCACTTCAGAAGGTAAGGTTCTACGATAACCTAACCATAGGTCATTGTAAGAGTTAGTATACTCAGTATCTAAAAAGGGTTGCATTATCTGTAAATACATACCGCCCAAAGCAGGATGACTTAATACTGCAGCACTAACATATGCAACATTTTTCAGATAAGAATCGCTAGTGCTGATAGTGGATGCGGTTGCTTTTTGATTGTATACGATTTCGAAACGAGGATCGAATTCAATTAAAGCGTTGGCTAATTTCTCAGGAAAATCTCTTCTCATTGCAAAATAATCACTTGATGCGCTAATACCATTAGAACTATCAGCACGAGAAAGACATTGATCTGTAATTGTTATAATTTTTGTTCTAAACATAGTTATTCCTCCTCTTCCGGCAAGAGTAATATTATTTGTGCATCATATATGGGGGTTGCAAAGATTACGATTGTTTCTTCAGGAATAATACTAAGTCTTTCCATTTTAAGACAATTCTCTCGGGTTCCTATAATAATATCTTCTTCAGAAACAATACTAAGTCTTTCCATGGCAAGTACCGGTGTTCCATAGCACTTTATATCAGTTGGACCTCCCCCAGTTTCAATTCTTTTGATATAATCATCGAATACACAGAAAGGAGCAGACCCTGGACAGTCTACTCCTTTACTTGCAATTGCTTGACGGATTTCTTTACGGGCACGTAAAGTGTATGCTAATTTATTTGCAATTCTTCCCATATTATACCTCCTCCGTCTGGTTAATCTCATCTATTATAGTTTCAATACCATCCATAGATTCATTTACGAATGTTTCAACCTCAGTGACGTGTGCCTCAGTAGCATCAATTTGTTCAGCCAAGAATAAAGCATCTTCTTCCAATGCACCTGCTCGTACATCAAGCATTTCGATGTTTTCTTCAAGTACATGCATCTGTTCATCGGTAAATTCAAGTCGCTCATCTAAAGCCACAATGGTTTCATCTAACGTTGTTACATTTTCTTCAAGAGATTCAGCCTTTTCATCAAGACCATCTACTCTAATACGCAACGTAGACAAATCTGTCTCAAGGGCAGCAGCCGCATCCAGCCAAGGAGACCAGCCAGGCGTACCATTGGTTAGTTCTAACTCAATGATATTACTATCTTCGCTTACTGTTCCGTTATCCTCATCATACCCCATACAATAGACTTCATATGTGCCGCGAACAGTGGGCAAATCAACCATATAATCTAACTTATATGTGATATATTCAAAAGCGAATGAGCCTTGCCGCGCAATAATCCGATAGCAGTTATACGTGATATCTTCCGGAGGTTCAATGACGATATGCAGTTTGTTTTCTTCTATAGCTGCCGTCACCAACTTGGGGGCCTTGTAATAGGTAAGTCTGGAATGAATAGGAGCAATGATACGATTTTCAAAGTTGTAAGCATCTTTGTAAAAGCCAATTGCTCCTATTCCTGGAAAATGTTTGATCCCTATTCGTGATACAGCCCGTGTCGTAAGATGACTTTGTAAATCAGTGAACTCTACATTATCATATACACCTTGAGGCACAAATGTTTTTCGATCCATGGCTCGCTCATCATCTACAAAGTAGTTGTAAATTGTACTATCTAATTCGTGGGCGATATATGGCTGTGCTCCGGTAGTTAAATCTTTTTCATATTCAAATTTTAAGGCCACAACTTCACCTCCTTAAATACTGAATTCCAGATTAGCTCCAATATCGACGACAAAATTAGAATTCTTAAAAATAATGTCCATTTCCACATCCATTGTTAAGGCGGCTCCTTCTGCAGGGGGAGTAGTGAACGTAATATAAGGTTCTTTATAGTTAAGGGTAAGATAATGACCATTTTCGTAAATACAAACTACATCCTTATAACTAGTTCTGATACGCCAAAATTTTGCAGTTATGTTATCAAAGTGTATGTCAAATGGTCCATTCGCTGTAACTAAGGATGCGGAACCTAATTCAACATAATTTTCTCCATCTAGAGAATAATCGACATAGAAATTTGTGCCCACAGGAATGTTACTATAACCACCGCCAGTGCTTATATGACGTAAACCTCCTGAACATTTTACACAGTTTCTGGTTACTGGTGTATCGTATTCTATATACAACGGACTTGCCTCGGAAAAGCTATAAGCAATATCTTCTCCAAAAAACTCTTTAAGTCTGTCACTATGCATAGGAGCACATGCAGTTGGAATAATATAGGGCCTCACCATAAGGGACACGTCTCTTGCCTGAGAGGTAACTTTAGGAATATTATCCATATCCGCTAATTCGGGTAAGCAATCCTTATTTCCGTTATGATTGATTAAATAATCTACACCTCTAACCAAAGGCTCTCCATTCTTATAAATAGTCTCACTATCTTTCTTAAAATAGTTCATCGGATTTGTAAAAGTTACTGTTGATCCGTCACCCATACCAATAGGTATCATGGAAATTTTATAAGAGGGTAAAAGACTTTCATTAGGAAGTTTCCAATAACCTATTCCCGGAATACCTACTGCTTTATAATATCTATCGCTAGTTATTTGTGTTGCTAATAGTCTGCCCACAGGATAATTTACATTACCTATATGCGCCGTAGGATGGGTCGCCCACGGAACAATTCCGGATATTCCAGTATCAACATTAGACCAATAATCTGCTCCTGTAGAATCGTAAAGTTGTACGGCATCTAAATCACGGTAAAATCTAAATAATCTAAGACCCCCATAAGAACGAAAATCGTCTCTATCACTAAAATCATCATTACAATGTGGCCTAAACCCCATTAAAGTGTTAAGTAAAATGAAAGGGCGCTTAAATAATGTAAATCCAACACTATTATTATGCAATGATAACTCTATGGTAACTGTTATTTTTAATATATCTAAATCTGTCTTTTCAAAACTTATTTGCTGCCCTTCTGAATCAGTAAGTAATGCACGAGTGCACATAAGAGAACGATCGGATGTACGCACAGTATCGTCTGATGTCCAGCGCATAGTATAGTAATTTCTACAATACACACCTACTTCAGTTACTGTGCCTACATAAGCAGTAGTTGCAGGAAATACAAATGTGGCTATACTTCTACATGTATAATCATTTACCCATTCAAAAGATCTACTTGATGCGGTAGTTGCCCACAATTCATTTACTAATCTAGTTTCTGTAATGTCAGGGGGTGTTGTGCCACTACCTACTGCTAAAGTAGATAAAATTCGTGTTTTTCCCGTATTTGCTTGATTTTCTTGTGATAGTTGTACACCGATAATAGAAGATAGCATGTCTGTAGTTGCTATATTATGAAATACACCCTCTTGCTTTACTTCATATGTTTTACTATCAATTAAAGAAATTTCATAGCTGTTATTAAATGTAGATTTTAATTGTGCTTGCATAATATCCTCCTTATACAGGGGTATCCCCTGTTTGGCTAATTTTTAATGACAATGCAGAAGTCATATCTATTGGAACTTCTTCGTAGTGTTGTTTACTAGGGATAATTATTTCAGAAACAACTATATTAAGAGAGGGCTTTAACACAGTAGGTATGGCTTCTAAACAAGGAACATTAGAAGTAATAATTTCTCGAACTTGAATATCTATAGCACCTTTAATAGTAGCAGAAGAATATTCTGTTTGCAGTGTACGCTCATGTGTGACAATCGGACGTACAAATGTCCAAGAAAATTCTTTCATAAAATTAGTATTTAATCCGCCATCTGTTGTGAGTAATGCTACCGTTAATGGGGGCAAATCAAATACAATTTTAAGGGTTCTATCACTACCAATATCTTCTTTTGTTCTGATAGTTATAACATTCTCATCTATGATAAGACTGTCTACACTGTTAGAAGTTAGCAGTGAATTATTGATATATAACTTAATACTCTTCTTAAAATCATCCAAAGTTTTTCCTGGAAGTAACACTACCGGATAATTATAAGTTATAACAAAGTCGTTAAAAGTAAAGCCAGGTTCAAAAGTATTCGTAGTTGCACTAATGGCTTCTGTGGTAGTATCCTTGGCATGTATGGTTGTAATAAAGAAATCAGATTTGATAGAAGAACGAACTAATTCAGGCTTTACTCCCTGACGCACATAAGTTCTATCCGTAATAAACCATTTGGTTCCTTGCGAATGAACCACACAAATACCAAGGCGATAATCAGGTAATCTATGTACACTAGCAAAAGAAGCATCACCTACATCATACAATACAGATGAAAATTGCCAATCCTTACGGTCTAAATTAGCAAGATACTTCCATTGTTTATAATATACATTTCCATTTTTAATATATACCACTACCAATCCCTGATCTTGTTCAGCATCCAAAATAGAACTATATCCTAAACATGTTTCGACATGCGTCACTTCCGTATCTAGGATGTATTGTTCATCGAATTTCGTACCATGATATGCAACCAATGTATTATCATCGCGCAATACAAACACTACGGGAGTTTCTTCAGTATCGATGGTATGCCTATCTGAATTGTTTCGATTCACCCATTTGCCTGCAAATTCAACCTTACCTGTAATAGCTTCACCAAAATCTTTAACAGCAAGCCAATTGACGCGATTTTGAATGCCATAAGCACGCTTTTTAAGTATTAACTGCTTACTTTCAAAACCCACAGCCCAAATTTCAGAAGGGCTATAATCTGTTGACACTTGTCGGATACTTATATCTTCAACATCCAGGCCCGCGTCAAGAAGCCTTGTGGCAAGATAGCCGCCATCAATGGTATACATCATGCCGCGTACAGGAACACTTAACTGTCCATTAGTACATTGCATCGTGACTGAAAAAGCATGTTCTGTCGCCAGCTTCTTGATGTATGCATGTGGGATGTCAATTGATGCATATCCTTTTTCTACTGTATATACCTGTGGGGAATAAAGCTCTGTAATGCTATTATCCTTTATACGAACATGCACATTACATCTTTCTGTTGCAAAAAAGGAAATAGAAAAATGTCCCTGCAGATCGGTAGCATTTCGCAAATAACACGAAATTAAACCTACAGTAAGTTCACGTTGGTCAACTACATAAGGATATATGTTATAATCATATAGTACCTTAGGAATTGTTTGCTCCACTCCGTTAATGGCTTCTGTGATGGAAGGATCCTCTGCAGCACAAAGCTCCCAATTATAAATTGTAACTTGCTTAGTTGAAGAAATGCGATATACCATACTTACGTAATCAGTTACCGGTAATGATATTTCTGCATTAAATATGCCAGATGTGTGCTGTGACACGGGAACCAATACTTCTATACGTTCCCCCTCATATGTAATTATGGATATATTTACTTGTACTACGTCATTTGTATAATGCCCGGAAAATTCTGTGGAATGTACTACCAATAAAATACTTTCAGGCAACTTTGGGAGTAACTGCTTTGAAATATTAAATTCTGCATATCCTCCTGCTTCTATAATTAAGTCTGTGTCATCTATTCTGGCATTACCTAAAGTATAATAAGCAGAGGATTTTGGTAATATATTTTTTGCGTAAGTCATACCACATCTCCCCTTAAAAATGAGGCATTTATCAGTGTCATTTTACAAGATAAGCTGCCCTCATAATCATATTGTGCGTTACTTAAAATACCAACATAATCAGTTTTATATTTTATGCTGTGTACTTCAATCTTATCACCCAATTGCAATTTAGGATTACCACGAACAACTAAATTGAGTGATGGACTATTAGATGCAATATAAGCAGAACAATAATCCTTGATAGTTTGAGCAGTATTCTCATTCTGGATGAAAGTACTGGAAATGCGCAGTGGTTCTTCTAATTCCTCACCTGTACTGATCTTTATAGAATCTAGTAAGGTTCCTCCTACAATCAAAGAAGTTTCTGTATCTGCAATACTTTGTATCTCTGCTGCAAAATCTTTAGAAGATGCCTGGAATGTAATAACTCTAGCTAATTCCGTACCAGTGTTTTTTACGGAGGTGACAGCGAGCACAGGTTGGGAGTTGAAAGTAAATTTACTGGTCTCATTCATACCTGTTTTTAAGTCGACTGTAGGAACATCCAATATCTTCTGATTTTCCAATTCCCTACACTGATGATATTCGACACTTACACTATCATAATTAGTAGTAATAGATTGTTTAATATCTATACTAATAATTTGATCATCATCCGTGAATTTTGCCCTCGTATCACGTGTAGCAATCTTACTTATGATGCATATTTCCCCGGAATGATTGCAAAAACATTCCGCGACGATACTCTTCATCAAATCCGTAAGAAATACCTTATTGCTAGAATAGCCACTCGTGTATACATAAGGAAGTATTGTTGTGATATCTGTTTTTACCGTATAGCCAAAAAAGCCAAAGAATATTTCTGCGAATTCATTAAATGGAATATCTTTGTACACAGGAAGTGACGGTATTGGGCCATGGATGACATTATACAATGCATCATATGCTGTAAAGTCCGCATGCAGGCCCGTTGTAGCGGTCAACCAGTCCGTAACATAAAACACTCCTTGTGGATCCCACTCTTCTTCTTCATCAGGGCGAATGAAGGCTTCAATACGAAGCCCTCTTCTTATTTTACCATAATAAGGTCCTTGAGTATTGATGGGATTAAATATGCCATTTTCATTCAGTAGAACGCAAGACAATTCATTTGAGGTTACATCACCAAAAGGAGAGTCGGAAATTTTTCCCGACTCTTCAAATAAGGTAGATGAAATAAGATAATTATCTCGTGTTATCTCTACCGGATCTTGTCCCGGCGAGAAATATACTTTGAGCTTTTGGTGTAAAAATCTACTTTGAGAGTTATACATAGCATCTGTAGACATAATTACCTCCTATTGCTCAATCAGATTAAAAGTTACATTTTTCCAAACCCATTGACCGCTCTTTGCGCTATGCAAATCAGATGGAATGGACCCCACATAAACGGTAGCCCTTCTTTTTTCTCCCTGATACATATACTCTAACGGAAAGAATAGTGTATCTGACTCCCAAATAGCATCAAGAATAGCATCAAGGTCCTTTGCCTTAATAGAATCGTACGTGAAATAGAATTTCAATTTCTTGGCTATAAGATCACCAACCATTGAAGCGTTGGCAAGACGCTCCATGTTGGTGACATTATAACGTTCGACTTTGAATCCAGAAGGATTCTTTATATCTATTCCATTGATAGTAAAGTTTGCCATGAATTACCTCCTATTCTCCTGTAATCTAATTATTTCCATTTTACGTTCAAGTTCTTTAAGACCGCGTTCATCTGCAATTAAGGTGCCCACATACAACGGCTGCATATTATTGCCTCCGCCATTATTCATAGAAGAAATTATTGGCGCAAGGGACGCAGTTAATCCATTAGATACTGCATCTACAAAAGGCTGCATTGCTGAATTATTCTCAAGAGGGATAATAGCTTCTGCCTTATTACCCTCAGCAAATCTTGCCCAGTGCTCTCTGTCAAATACACCGCCAGTGGCATGTCCGCGTCCACCAATATTTGTGCTGACACTGATATCACTCTTTGAACTACTCAAGCCCAAGAACTCTTTGACCTTATCAATAGCAGAACCAATTTTGTCTTTGACACTGGTCCATACATTAGAAGCCCAAGTAGAAAGAGAATTCAACGTGGTATTACACCAGTTGTTAAATGATACGCTAGTGAAGTCTGCAAAGATATTCTTGAAATTATCTCTCCAGGTACTGATTTTACTAGTAGTGTTAGTTACCCAATTAGACACAGCGGTTCCCGCTTCAGAGAACCACCCAGTAACTTTTTGTCCAATTCCAGTAAACCAACTACCAATAGCAGTGATGATAGCTTGGCCAGCCTGGGAAATATAACCAGGAATAGATGCTATAGCTCCTAAGATACCTTCAAGAACACCTAACAAGACATTTTTACCAATGGGTTCCATTTCTGCAGCAGGAGAATGGATTCCAAAAATTTCACAAAAGCCATTCCATAATGCAATAAATACAGTAGCAATAGCTGAAAAAATAGTATTTACTGCTCCCACTAATCCCGCGAGAATGCCTAATAAAATATTTGCACCTATTTCTAACCAATTGCCATTTTCAAAAGCGTCTTTAATAGGTTGGTATACGTATGTGGTAAAATATTCTTTTACATTATTACCAAATTCAACAAAAGGTTGCGTAAAAGCAGCACCAACAGCACTCCAATCAGCCTCTGCAAATTTACCAACAATCCAGCCAACGACTAAGCCAATACCGGCACCAATAGCAGCACCTGCAGGACCACCAATACAAAGACCTATCACAGCACCTAAACCAGTGCCGATAGCCAAAGACAGCCCCATTGCATCCCAGTCATTATTCTTAAAACCTTCAACAATGGCTCCTGTGATATAACCTACTAAATTACCAATAGCAATGCCCAACAAGGCACCACCGGGACCCCCTGCAATTAGACCTATTGCGGCACCTAATGCCATTCCTATAGATGTACCTATGCTGGTATAATCCCATTCACCTGTTTGGAAGCCAGTAATGAACATACCCATCACATCACCACAGAAAGAGCCAATAGCTGCTCCTATGATTGCTCCGGCAGGGCCACCAAGCAACCCTCCAATGCCCACACCTAATAAAGTTCCAACACTAAAACCTAATACGCGATTACCTTCTTGTTGAGTTAATCCTAGAGCGTTACTGATTTCAGGCCAAAACAGGGCGGCCAAACCAGCGGCCAAGGATACCCAAGGATTCTTAGTAAGCATGCCCACGCCAATGATAGCAGCTAAAGAAGGTACCCCATATTCGGCAATACGCAACTTAATATTTGCCCACATCTCATCCCAGGATATCATAAAGCTCTCAACCCAAGGACTTAAATCAAACTCAAAAGCTTCCATGGTCATATTAAGCTGTTCCAGATCTTCTAAAATAGGATCTAAGTCGATATTTTCCAAACCACTTAATCCTAAATCATCTCCTGTATTAGGATTGATTGCATACACTTCATCGAAAGATTGGTTAAAGGCATTCTTTAACTTATTACGTGTTTTATTAGCCTCATCACCAAGTTCTTTCATTTTAGCGTTGATAGTACTTAAAGAATCTTTGTACTTTTCTGCACTATCGTTGGTTTCTTTATCAGTAGGTTGCAAGATTTCATTAGGATCATATCCAATGCCCAGAGCACTATTGAGTGTCTTATTGGAAGAAGCTGCTTTAGCTCCCATAACACTGAAGAATTCTTTTATTTTATTGATACCTTTTTGTAAGGTACCTGTCATAGCAGCTACTGCTATTGTAACGGCAGCAAAATACAAATAAGCCGGATTATGCATCATGAAAATAGCTAATGTACCTAAAGCTTTAATCATAGTATGTATATATCCTACTACAGACATAATGATCTTGCCCAAGCCAATAATTTTCCAAAACCACAAGAACAATGCTCCTATAGTTTTCACTACAGATAACAACACTAAAGCTGAAAAGAAATACTTAATAATCGGATATGCCCTCAATAAACCGTAAGCGAATTGCAAAATAGCATTCAATGCTATAGTAATAGGAGGTAATATGACATTCAGAATATTTACAATAATCTCGCCCATTCCTCCAAAGATTTGTGCTGCAATTCTACCCAAAAAGATAATAGCCTGTCCAAGTTGAGCAAAAGCGCCAATAACGTTACGAATAGTATCTTGTAACCTTTCAGGCACAAGAGCTTCAAATACTCCTCCCGCACCAGATTGTCGAGCTATTTGAGCTAAACCCTGTAATGTATTAGACAATGATACTACTTTTTGTCTTACAGTCTCAAAAGGACCAGCCATAACTTCATTAAATAATATATAAAAGCTGTCCTTTGCAGCGCTAATCGCACCAGTTAGTGTCAACTGCATTTCTTCTGCCGCGCCGCCGAACCTCTTCTGTAATCCAACTAAGATTGCCATAACCGCCTTGCCGGAATCAACAGATGCATCACCAATGTTAGCTATCTGTTCGGATGTTAATCCTAATTCTTCCTGCAAGATATCAAAAATAGGGATGTTGGCATTTACCAACTGCCTTAACTCTTGCATTTTTACTGTACCGGATTGTAACATCTGGCCCAATGCTAATGCAATACGATATACAGTATCAGACATTTCGCCGCCTGCGACGGTTGCTGCATCTGTTAATGTACGCAAAACAGTAATGGTACTTTCTGCTTCAAATCCCATGGTCATTAACATTCTGGCTGCCTGCTCGGCTCCCTGCATATCCATAGGAGAAGCTACCGCAAAATCCTGCAATGCGGTTAAGAAGCCCGTAGCATTGTCTGCACTGCCTAACAAATACTTAAAAGCAATCGCGGATTGCTCCATATTTGTCATAAATTCTACTGAAGAAGACACCAAATCCTGCATGACACCCAATATTCTATAGAACGCTTGGGATATAACGATGCCTCCTAATATTCTTTTTAAGTTCTCTGCAAATTTCTGCGCATCATTCAGATGGTTATTCATCTTCTTCGCATTATTAGCAGCTTTCTTTGTATTATTATCTACCCCTTTAGTCTGACTAGACACATTCTTGGCTGCCTGTGCTGCCTTATTCAAATCCTGCCCAATTCTCGATGTATTAGCCTGCACATTAGAAAATTGCGCTAATGTGGTGTTTGTATTTTGCATTGTGGCCTGGAAGGTAGATACAGTTGCCTGAAGATTAGTGATACTAGTCTGCAGGGTATTTACCGCCTGATTGGTAGTAGAAAAGCCCTGTGTAGCATTGCTACCCAAGGCTTTTGACAACTGTTTACCAAATGACCTAACCATCGAAATTGCAGAATTCATGCCTGAAGCAAATTGAGAAAAATCCAATGTCAGTTTGGACTGTAAAGTTCCAACATCAGTTGCCATAAACATTCCTCCTACATAAACGTTAGTTGATCGACATATGTATCTGGCTTTTTAGGCACAGAAGCATGTCTGTTTTTCTTCTTTGTTTTTGATGTATCGTTTAGGTCAATATGCACTTGACATAAAGCACTAAACTTTCTTGGCGTAATACGCCAAAATAATCGAGACGGCATTTTTAACGTTACCGTCCCGATATAATAATACAATGCCCAATCCCAAACATTGTTGGGTTTATCTAGTTTGGGAGTGCACCATCCTGAGCTGCCGGCTGAACACTCTCAGTCATTACCTCTCCTGAAGGTTTATCTTCCGGATTATCAGGCAAAGAGCCACTGATAGCAGCCTGCAACTTTGCCATCACATCTTCCAGATTAAGTGTTGTGAGCCAAGAACCTACCTGGTATTCAGAAATAGTATATCTGATCGGTTCCCCAGTTACTTCATCAAGAACAACTTCGTCCCAGATTAAGCCCAACCAGAGAACCGTTCTGATATCTTTCATAGATCCGCCTTTGAGACGTTCCTGCGCTGCTTCCATGTTACCAAACTTGGTTTCCATTTCTGCGAAAGCATTCAAGTCAAAACGGATGTATCTTTCTTTACCTCCAAAATTACCAATATGGTAAGAACCCGGAGCTGTTCTAATCTGGTCAAGATTAGACTTTTCAGCCGATGCCGACGCTGCATTAGCAAAATTTACTACGTTGTCCATATCGTTCTCCTCCTAATTCATGTGCTTACATCTCCGTATTAGTCACCAGATGTTGCATCGCCTGTAGGTTCCGAAGTTCCAGTAGCCGTCGGAAGCGGATTCTTGAACCAATTTTCCTTCATTGCAGCCGTGAACTCTTCATCATCCTCATCACCAACACGCTGCCACTCATCATCCGAATCTCTCTTTACGAAAGCACCCGAAATGGTAGGTGTTTTGAATTCGATCGAATCACCCTTAGTTGCAAGATCATCTTCCGGAATGGCGAACTTACCCTTGTTCAACCAATAATAACGATATTTGCCGTTAGATTTCAGAGTTCTGAAGCCGATCGCCAACCACGGCGGCACATCTGCTCCTTTCTTCCTAAGAATACCGTTCTCATACGTGTGACCTAAAACAACGGCCTGTGTCTTTAAGGGAATATCGGAAAGGTTTAACTCAAGGCTAATCTCACCAAGAGTAGCCGCCGAATCAGCAGGACCATCATCGGCAAACAAGGTAGCGGTGGAAGTATTCGGGTTAATATTAGCGGAAATAGCTCCCACCATTCTAACCGGTTCTTCATACTCAGCAACACCATCTGCCGGGTCTACCTTAAGCAATGCGTAATACACATCTCTTAAACCAATTGTTGCCATATTACATTACCTCCTATGATTTAGTTGTTATCGGAAAAGATAAGCTGTACAGATATCTGCCCTGACTATCTTCATCCAACTTAACAGGGCCGGCATTGCAATCGATGATAACCCAATACTCAGGAGAAATATCTTCAATAAAATCCGGCCTAATTTTCAAAAATTGAAAAATCTTTTCACTATCCTGAATAGCTCGCTCATGATTCTCATTACGTACAATAATTTGGATATAACGAACACAAGCCTCTTTAGCAACTAAAGGGGCTAGACGCATGTTATATTGACGTATACAAAATACATTAGGAGCATCTTCCGGAAGATTCATCAAATAGGTTTTATCATTCCTATCTACTTCAGCATCTGAAGCTTCAACCTCACGCGGAAGAATATCATGCTCATGTAACCATAAAGCGAACGCTTTTAGAAATTCTAACATAATACCTCCTATTTGGACAAAGCTCCACTTATTTTTTCTCTTAGATTATTACGATAAAGCTCACTGGAATTCAACATCGCATTTTCAAGCCATTTTCCATTCACAGGATCTTCATGTTTGATAACAGCATATTCAGACGTAGGAAGACCAGTTTTAGGATTAACTGAAGAATCACCATAACCAATTATGGAAGTAGCAATCCGATCAGTATCACGATGAACTACTTTTCCAGAGGAAGCCAATGCCCCCGTCTTACGTGGAATATCTAATTGAGATTGTGCAAATACAGCAGCGGCAGTTTCACGGACAGCCTGTTTACCAGCATAAATAGCTAAATTCTTTTTTAAGTGTATCTTTGCAGTTACCCTAGAAAAAGAAGCTGTATCCGGCAACATATATGCTTTCATGCTAAATAAATCACCCCCACCTCAGGAACATTGTTAGGACGATAAAAGTTTTCACGTTTAAGTATCTGCCTATCTTTCAAAATAGGTACAAATACAAATTCATCCTTAACCCCTGTTGGCTGACTAATACCTACTGTAACGGAATCTTTCGCATCAACCTTAGACATATCAGCCCCATCAATATATACCTGAGCGCTTGAAGTAACTTCTTTACCCAACTCATTAGAAATAACTTTCATTTCTTCTTTCAAATATCCCGACAAAATGATAATTTCCTGCTTTTTATCCCCAAGAGAAGAAGCACCTTTCATACGATACAGATGTATCTTAAAAGTAAACATCTTCTTTTTAATTCTTGCATTCATAACTACTCCTCCTTTGTACAACAAACAGCACTCATCATATCATATGCAAAAATAGGAGTTGTAGTAGGGGAATTAGCCAAAGGAGCATTGTATCCAACCACTTTAGCCTCTAACTCTGATTTAACAGACTGGAAAGCTTTTAAGCGATTACCGTTGGACTCTGAATACGGGCCCAAAGTATAATCCGGAGTACTGCAAAGCCGTGTAATAATGGTATTAACGCAAGATAATGCAGCACGTGCTGTATCGTTAGGACACTGATCTAAGTAAAACTGGATTTCTTCATCCTGTAATAATGGATCAAGTTCGGTAGTATCTCCAATGATTAACCGAATTTGAAACAACGGAGAATCCTGAAGCTTTGATGGATCATAGTTCCACGACATAACATCACCTCGTTACTTTTTTACAACGGCCTGACCACTAAGAGACGCACCAATGGGTTTTGTGGGCGCAGCAGGTGTTTCCGCCGGCTTAGATGCCTGTGAAGTAGTGACAGGCGTAGATGCTGCTTCACTCTCTGTAGATTTGGCAGCTTCAGTCTGTACTACTCCATCAGCAACTTCTACTTTCTCAATTCGAGAGGGATATAATACTCTGTATAAATCCCTCTCGGAGAAAGATTCCGGTAATAACTCACCTTTACGGTACGTCTTCTTACCAAAGCGAATACTCTGTCTAGCTACACGATAGCGTGTTGCCATATTACTGAGTTACCTTTGCTGTAGCAATTGCGCCATTCGGATCAATTGCATTCAAGGTGAATGCGCCCATATCCTTTGCAACGACCTTCATGTCGTATGCAAGTTCCATCTCGATTCTTTCAGTGCCGATACCCAGGGAAGGCATTGCGAATCTGTTGATACGTCCACCAAGGGCGTTAGCACCCATAAGACCCTTCCACACGAAGCAGTAACCAGCGGAAGCTGCTTTCAGCTTAGGAGCTGCCGGCGCGTAGGTTAACAATGCATGATTGCCAAGAGTGAACTTCATGTCTGCCTTCTGGCCCTTCTTAGCAATGTTCTGAATGGAGTTTGCAACGAGAATCTTCTCAACATCAAACAACGCTGCAAGAAGCTCTACGGTAACAACACCACGCTGAGTGAACTTGATTCTGTCAAGAATGTCCGGATGCTGACGCAGTGCATCATAAACACGTCTGCCGATAGTCAGGCAATTCGGTCTCTTGCCGGTAACCTCTGCCATAGCCGTACACTGATTAGCGATATCAGCGATCGGATCGGAATGATCATAGTCATCCCAGAATACTCTGCCAGTAACACCAGCAGCGTAAGCCTGCCCCTCAACATCCTGGCCCCAAACGCCCTTCTGGAAGTAAGTCTTGGCCCAGTTATTTTCTCTGTTAAGCATGATCTTGTCAACTACGAACTCAGTTGCATCCTGATCCGGAGTAAGCGGAGAATCAGCATTTGCTCTGTCTTCCTCGTATACGTCCTTGTGGAATGCATACTTCTTACAGAAGTAAGTCGGGGTGTTGTCGATGTCATAATCGCCACCAGCGGATTCAGCACCCATTGCTCTTTCCTGGGCATCATCTCTAAACCAGTCTTCCTTCAGATAAGTGAAATATCTGTCAGACTGCTTCTGTACCGGTACAACCGGGAAAACTTTGTCATTTACGAAATTGTTGGCATCCTGCATATACTTAACACTTAAGTTAGTCAGGGCCTTATCAATATGCACATCAGATCTATTCATATGATTACGTCCTCCTCTTATTATTTAATCAATACCGGGATAATGTCGTTTGCTACACCGCCACGCAGTGCAACACCCCAGTTACCTACTGCAGCCCCAGCAGCAATAGTATCAGTTGCTTTGAACATGGTAACGCCACTGATCATAATCTGCCCAGCTTCGCCAGCTTTGCACTCATTCTGAATAACGCCGATCACAACATCATTGTCACCGGTAGCAATGGCAAAAGTATCATCTGCGGAAACTTTTACCGGTTTGAACTTATTCTCTTTGGTCACCTCTGCGGATGCCTTCAAAGAAATGGTCTTGCCTTTTACTTCATAAGCCATAATAGATTACCTCCTTCTTATTACTGTCCGTCCCTGTATCTGTTGTACAGCTCCGGATTTTCATTGACTACAGACGCGAAAGCGGTGTTATAATCCATTGTCGGATCAGCTTCGCGCTTACTCTTCACAAGATTCTCAATCTCGTCATAGGCATTCGTCGGAGCACCAGTGCCTTCTCCATCCTGCCCTAACTGCTTGAACTGCTCACCCATGGCGGTGTTAGCAGAATTGAAAAGAGCCTCAATAGAAGCAAAATCTTCCGGACAAGCCTTAGACATATTATACAATGCCCTTACATGATTATCCTGCAACGGCAGATTGTCATACGTCTTAACCTTATCCTGGAATGCTGCAAATGCATTATCCTCATTTGCTCTTGCAAGCGCTGCCTGAGCGTCCGCTGCAGCCTTTCTTGCATCCAATACTGCCTGCCTTGCTTCAGCCGGCAAAGAATTCAAGAATGCTGTATCAGCATCCTCTGCAGAGGCACTTGTCTCAAGCGTCTGAATCTTATCTTCCGCTGCAGACAACTGCTCCTGCGTAGCTGTTAACTTATCCTGTGATGCAGTTAACTGTTCAGTAAGCGCAGCTACCTGATCAGTCAGGGTAGTTACCTGATTAGAAAACTCAGTAGTTCTAACGATAACCTGTTCCTTGATGGCATCTTCAACTACTGCACGATTCTCTTCAGATAAACTGTTTAAGTATGCCTGAAAATCCATTACATGTCCTCCTTTATTTTTTCGGTTTTGGATTTCTGTTAACTTCGCACGAAGCTTCTCCGGCTCTGTGTACGCTGCGATGTTAATGTTAACACCATTCATAGCGATCAGATCATTCTGAACCTCCTTAATGAGATCATCAATCTGATCCGGATCTTCCTCAATCTTGTCAACAAAGCCATATTTATAAGCCTCTTCGGCAGTTAACCATGTTTCATGATCTATCATCGCAGTCAACTCTTCATCTGACAAAGTGGATTTGCTTTTGTAAGTTAACCGGATAATCTCTTCAACCTTCTCTAACACTTCGATTCCTTTAGCAAAATTATGCTTGTTGCCACGAACACTGCTAGACGGTAAATGAATCATATATAAACCAGAAACGGTCATATGACGAACATCACCCGCCATAGCAATAATTGTGGCTGCGGAAGCAGCAATGCCTTCAACATAGGTGTGCACTTCTGCACTGTGTTTCTTTAACTGTTGTGCCATAGCCACTGCAGCAAATACTTCACCACCACCACTGTTGATATAGACATTGATTCTTTTAGCGTTAGGATGATTACTTAAATCTTTGATAAATTCACGCGTTACCACGTCGTCCGGAGAACCAAACCAGCCTCTGTCAGTTACGATATCTCCATACACATACATATCTAACACGGAATCATCTTTGAAATTGGACGCAATGTTCCAAAACTTATTCATCGGACGATCCTCCCTTATCACTTTCTTTATTTTTGTCATCTACCTCATCAGATTTGACAACATCTGTACGCTCTTTATCAGTTTCCTGACTCCCTAACTGCTTTTCCCTTTCCTCATCATCCGCAGATACTTCAGGAAAATTCACAAGCCTACGCAAGTAATTTTCCAAATCGATATCCGGGAACAATGGCATTTGGGCGCCAGAAAGCGCTTTGATGAAGTTACCCAATTCAGTGAGATTAGGAGTAATAACGGAAGTAACCTTAAACTTAGGTAATCCTGTTAATCCTGTAAAGGTATTCAAAGCAAATAATCTCGGAACGGCTATTTCATTCAAAATATCCAATACATTGGCCAATTGAGCATCTAATGCAGCGGCGAGCATGCTCTCTTTGGTTTTCGCTAATGCAAAGGAACCAACCTTGTCACCACCCATCATAACGATGTCTGATAACATTGTTATAGCGATTCTTTGATCATGTCGGTTGATTACTGAATTTGTATCAAACTGTCTATTACTATTTGAACTTAACAGTTCAACTTTCCACCCATCACTTAAAACAATGCCTTCGTTTCTATCTCTACGAATGCTAGATACCAATTTTAGGGCGTCATTCTTAGTTTCGACAGCTTTAGGATTGTCTTTATCAAAAAGATCAAGACCTGCAGGGGCTGTAATAACAGGCAAACCAGCCAGGTCCCTCTCAATCCCTATCCCCTCAACCTCTTCAATATGCTTCTTAAAATACCAAGGGCGGTACGCTCCGCGAAGGAAGCTTTTACCCTCAGGATTATTACGTGCGGTCGTAGTACGAAAAAGCAACGCGCGTTCAATAGGAATAAAAACAATGCCATCAGAAGTATATTGTCTCATACCTCTAATAGAACCATATTCATCAATTTCCCATGAATGCAACGTTGTCTGAGATCTACCACTTATCTTACGCCAGCCAATACGATTATCATCATACTTACTGGAACCCTTCTTACCTTTACTTCCGTTGCGCTTTTTATACACAACTTCCATATATGACCAGCCATATTCAAAAAACGACATAAGATCATCAATGAAAGCCGACCACGTAGTACTCATATCATTCATACAAGTACGTAAAAACTCCGCAGCTTCTTCATCTGCAGGATTTTTTGAAGCCGGCTCAATAGACCATTCGACCTTTCGAATAAGTTGTCGTGAACACAACAAAATTGCAGTAATAACAGGATCATTATAACTCATTTCCTGATATACTGCACCTGCCCTAGGCCACTGTAACTTAGGTAAAAATTCTTCGTAAATAGATCCGGTACTTTCTCGTAAGCCAGTATTACCAATTTCCTTAAAGGCGAGTCCAGAATTCTCAATGGTAGTTACCTGACTCATTTATTATGCCTCCTCTGACTCTTCCGTAATAATCTCATCAACTACTTCGATGCCTACATTTGCAGAATCCGTAAGACCTTCTCCGATAATATAAGCAACCACTGCCGCGCCAGCCATGATCAAGGCGGTTACCTGAGTAGCCTGAGACTCGGCTCCTCCAAAAGCCATAATCATCATGCTAACAAAAGCAGCAATAGCGGCCCAAAACTTACGGCTTGTAAGCTTTCTTGTCCAATTGATATTTTTCATTCACTCACCTCCTTTACTTTAGGTATCTGATCTGTGAATTACTTCTTTCTCAGTGGGCAGTGCTAACAAATCTTCATACAAAGCCGTTATTGTGCCATTACCCCCCAAAGAATGATACTGTGTATACATAGCTTCTACATTAGATATCTCGTATAACTTAATATACGCGCGAGGCTCACGTGACACACACTTGTTATACACATCAATAATGTCATTACGTAAAATAGCCTGCATACCTAATTTCATTGCCCTGAAGCTTGTGTACATGTACCTTACGACACCGCTTAAAATCGCAATAATGGCGGTGAAAGAAAATTCCACCCAATATTCCGTTATAAACGTCATCATTTGCGCTGTACCTCCTGCACTCAATAATATATACTTAACGTCCAAATCTCGAAAAATAGCCAGGTTCGAAATCCATATCGTCATACAAACTGCCTTCTTCTTCATCTTTTGGAACGCTGATAGGGGCGCCAGGGACATTAGGCACACACAGTGTTGTAAATGCCCCCGACAAACCATCTATCATGTCATCATGAATACCCCCAGGAAAAGACTCTGCTTCTCCAATAAAGGCTTCAATGTTACGACATCCTCGTAAATATTTTATTTGGCCTCTTTCGGCGGCAGCAGATACAGCCGACGCTCTAGTGGCCTTATCGCCAGAAGACTTAATAGCCTCATATGCATAACCTAAAAATATGGTACGTGCTTTAATATCACACAGCGTGATACCTGAAGAACCCGGTTCAAGCTCCTCGCGCACCAGTGTGTTGTACCCATCCGCGCGAGCTGTGGCCTCTTGCAATGCTTGCGTCTTCTCTGGACTTAAACGTTCCCTGATAATATCTTCAATATAGAAAATTCCGTTGTACTCACTAAGTAAGAAACCAACGGTGTAATCAGGATCATTGGACTTGTTTTTACGTTTTGCTTTGTTCTCATCCGTAGCTGCCATATCCCACCAACGACATTTACGCCGTAAAGCAGGAAGTTCATCAACAGCCTGGAACCAAGCACGTTTGAACATGTTTCCTTTACGAACAATTTCCCAGTTACCATCGCGAAGACGTGCTCTAGTGACGGGGTCCAGTTCTTCCAAGGATTTTTCATATTCTTCTGTATCCAGGTAGGGGTTGTCATCCAATCCTGCCGGAATAAACACACGCCCTTTAGCAGGGCCCTCATCTATGAAACGTTGTTTTACCCAAATTCCTGCATCATCATCAGGAGGGTTACTTGCGCCACGAACTCTCAATGGCACCGTAACACCTTTAATTCTACGTAAACGAGAGAACATATACTTATAACTTGTATAGTCAATATGTGTCAACTCGTCAAACCCAATAAACTGATATTCACCACCCTGATAGTTATAACGGTCATTGGCGTTTTCCAAATAACCAAACTGCAGGGTGGAGATCAGTTCTTTTCGGGTCCCATCGGCGTAAAACTCAAACTTCTTTTCCTTTTCATTCCAACGAACTTCTTTATATTTCAATAACCAATCTTTGGCACGATCAATCAAAGCTCCTGGCTTTACTAAATCAGCGTAAGTTTTACGAAAGATGATTCCTGCATAACCTTTTACATCCACATACTGTAAACCACACATCAGTAATGCATCGGATTTACCTCCACCGGCTGCTCCCCCGTAAAAGGCCTCTTTGTTATTAAGGAGGAGAAACGCGGACTGTTTTGCAGTGGGTACATGTGGAACGTATTTGGTCATCTTTGGGGTTAACAACCGTTGGAGGTTAACCAAATCAGAATGCCTAATACTTGACAAATCAATTTGACCCATAGGCACATTCTGTACAAATTCACCTATATTATACTTTTCCTCATTGGATAATGAGGAATAACCACTTAATGGCGTAGCCATTATTCCTCATCCTCCTCTGCTTCAATATCAATAATTCCTAAGCCTTCCTCACCATTTTCAACTAAATCAGCGTGGATAGCGGATTTCATGGCTCCACTTGCTTGTAATACGTGCAAGATAGAAAGGAGATGATCTTCCTGTTTCATATCTTGCTGCAGTTGCCGCTCTACAGCACTACTCGCTCCTTGCCCGGTAGTAATAGCACCAGCACCCACATTCAACATCTGATCGGCGGTGTTATTCGTGGTAGTGTTGTAGATCGCGAGATTCGTCTGATTACCGGCAACTGCAGTTCCAGGCTTGTCAGGAAGCAAGCCAATACTGATACGACTATACTTAATGCCCATATCCAAAGCCTGTAAGACTTCTTTCGGACTAAGTTTAGCAAAGTTTTTCTCAAGATAGTTCCATGCCTTTGAACATAAGTTTTGCGCCACGGCCAAATGGTCGTTGCGCAATAAAACTTCGTGTTGTACTCGGCGTTTCTGCATTTCAGCTTCCATATACTGATCATACAGAGCACATCGTGCTTTCCAACTATATAATTTGGAAATATATGTCAAGGTAGCCCCGGCAAGATTTAACTGGCGTGCTAAACCAGCTAAAGTTCTATTAACCAGTGCATACTCTCCTGTCTCAATAAGAAAGTACCGTGAATCACGGTACAATTTGAAAACATTATAAAAATCAATTCTTTCACCAGGTAAGCGGTCCCAAACGGGAGTACCTTGAATTACGGGGGTAGAATCCATATAATCAATTTCCATTGTGGAGCGTTCTTTCATGTCGTCCGTAAAGTCTTCTAAACTTTCCGTGTAAGGTAATTCCTGCGCAATTAAAGCAGGATCCACAATCGCCCGGATCTGCCCACCTGTTTCAAAAGAGGCCTGAAGTTGTGCCACTACACTTGCCAATCTCTTAAGCTCAGCCGTAACTTGTAAGGTTCTCAAAACGGAACACTGTTCCACCATAGCAGGCGTAACTGCTAATGCACACGTACCAGTGTTGTATCTAGCGAAGCTATCAATCTTCTTTGACTCTTCTTCTAATGGTGTTGTCAATGTTGCCGCTTCTATACCCTGAAGAAAAGAATAATCGTTACATTTACTAAGTGCAGTCTCACTCATTCAGTTCACCTCCTTCTGACAAATTTTTAACGCGGTCAGCTTAATCAAAGGTAGAGGTTGATATTCTGCCGCGTTTTATAAATATGCTTGTAGTTTTTTACATTAAATTCTCACCCTTATACCACTAATGAGATGGGTACATATGTCAAATAAGAAGAGCCACGTCATCAAAAAGATTGTAAAACGTACTTATGGACATATTCTGGAGAATAACGCATGTGTAAATGGTTGACGTGATATCTTCTTATATTATTATAATACACAAAAAAAATTTATTTTTAACGAGTGGAGCCAAAAAACCTTAAAAAGGACGTTATTGACGTTTGCTTTCCGGCGTATAGCGCCCTATGAAACGTTTAGCGAAGCATAGTCTTTAGGTATTTCTCTTTTTCTCTCCTAGATTGTAAAATTTATGCTTGTGTGTATTTTTTATAGGAGTGTATTTTAGAAGTAATGTATTTTTGCTTTTTTTTTTTTTTTTTTTTTTTTTTTTTTTTTTTTTTTTTTT